ATAGCGCATTTTGCTCGTATATGAGCTTGGTCCCAAAATTCAGGATATTGAGACACACTCTCCATCGGAGCAATAGATAGAATCTTATCAGGAGCAGCTGTTGAAGTTTCAAAAGAGGTTTGAGGCATACCCATAACTTCAGGTTCCGGCCATGACTTTGTTGATGATTTATTATTTTTTATTTCCTTAGCTTCCTTAGCTTCCTGTATAGCCACCGAAAAATCACCAACATTGTCAATATCATCTTCCAGCACTCCTAATCGTTCAGCATCAATTAGAATAGCGCAACAAGCCATAATATGACCTAGGTGTTCAACGCCAGAATCCTCTGCATATTTTTCGCCATCTGCATACGCAGCCCAGTGTCGCCACATTGCATCGATGTAAATTGATTTAACCACATTTGACTCACGCCAATTCATACGACCGTATTTAGCTGCTCCATCATCCATGGCCTGTGCTAAGGGAATTAGTGCAGATAGTGGCACTGACATCATACCCTGTTTGGTAACACCTACATCTAATTTTGGGTTGTTGCTTTTTTTCCTAACAGAGCCATCTAGTTCATGCCCGTAATAAAATTCACCGTCTCCACCCTTCCATTCTTCGTATTCATATTCATTCATATACATGTTTCCTTTGTCAATTTGAAGTCTGCTTTAACGCCTTCATTTTGATATTTTTTTATAAAATATCTAATATCATCATCTTTATTCTCATTATTCAAATAACTATCTAAAAATTTTTCAATGTCACTGTTAATTAACACTTGTAGTCTTTTACTAGTAGTCGTCATTATATTATTCCAATCAATACTTAATCAAATCTAGTGTTCCATGATTGCCTTCGTGTGATGGGCTTTTCCAACCTTCAGGTTTGATCAAGTCTGGGAGACCTAATGGATTTGGACGTGATGCTTTAATACCAACTTCTTTAGACATATTTGCTTCATGTACAGCATCCCATGCTTTTTGCTGGTTGACTTGGAATAAATCTAATGTACCAATAGCAACAACAATCAAATCAATTAATGCATCTACAACATCTTCAGCTCCTTTAGAGTCTCGCATTTCAGTGAGTTCTTCCTGAAGAAAACTAATACGAAATTCTAATAATTTTTTAAGTTTTTCACCATCAAATTCATTAATTGCCTGTCCAAACCCGTAGTGTTGGTGCATATTTTCAATATCTTTATTCCATTTACCTTTAGAAATTAAATAATGTTGGTTCTCTAGTTCATTTTTATCAATTTCAATGTGATTTTCTTCAATTGAAATTCCGTTTAAATTCATGCTGTCTCCTTTTTGTACCATTCTGGTACTAATCGTTTGGTCCATTTCATTTCGAAGTTTTTAGTGCAATAATAATTTCTATATGATTGTACAGTATCGTTCGATACTGTACAATCTGGTCTATTTTTCATTGCAAGCGCAAAGGGAGTTTGGTCCCAAACTTCTGTTTTAATATTACGGGGTGAATTTGATAATTTTTCTCTTAAAAACTCACAACTATGTATTTTATTATAACGATATGTATATTCATTTAATAGTGCAATAAAATGTTCATATAACCACATATATTGATCAATCTGATCACGAACCCAAATATTACATGGGTGATTTACATGAGCTGAGAGATATATAGTGGTTTCAATTGTATATTCCCATGTGTTGACATCAAAAATTGTAGCTGAATTTGGTATCCAGAAAGTTTCGAATTCATTGAAATGAGGAAGTATTTTAATAAATTTACGTTTTTTGCAGTTGACTTGATATTTGATATTGTCTTTTTGATACCATTTTTTTAAAATTATATCACCTTTACCTAAAACACCATCAAGTTCACGATGAGCCGTACATAACATCTGAGCAGACTCGACAATCATTTTGACAACGTGTTTATCACATAATAGTTTAGCTGCTCTTTTAGGATTTAAATCTAACACAAAAATATTCATAATATCTCCTATATATGCTATATTTATAATACATTTTCTACAATTTATACACCTTTATTAATATATTTTTGAGAAATTTGTAGTGCTTGATTAACTGCCTGATCCATATCAATATAAGCATATGAACCGCAACGACCCACATGCGTCATATTTGGATAGTCTCTTTTAGACAAATCCTTATATCGATTATATAATTGCTTATTGTTACCATCCAAATCTTTTACAGGGTAATAACGTTCTAAATCTCCAAACTCTTGCCATTTGCAGGGATATTCAACAGTAGATAAACAATTAGAATTTTCATTTGCATTAGAATTTGGAAGTAAGTTCCATTGAGTTACACGAGTAGGACCAGTGTAAGCAGTAGAATTAATAGTAGCACATCCTTTAAAAACTCTATCCAAACATGACACATGTTCAAATTTCAAAGATCTCCATTCAAGTTGGCCTAAACCATAATTATGAAACTCATCAATTGCCATGCTGTTGAATATGTGGTGGAAATGTTTGTTCATATTCCTTTCATATTCTATATTGCACGAAGTAGTGATATTTGTATGATCTAAAATATTATAAATTAATGTATCATATCCATCTACTGGAAGACCTTGATACGGATCATCTGGGAAATAATATTCGTTATTATCAACTCTTATTTTAACACGATCAATAATAGATGGATCAATTTCGTCTAGTGTTTTACCCCACATTTTAGCAGTATATGGACGATAAAAAATATCAAGAATTTCTTCACGAGTAAATTTAGTAGATGTTTCAATATTAGGAGGCATTGTGTAATACTCTTTACGATATAAAGCTTTCACTTTATGTTTGTAGTCCACAAAATCGCTGAATTTATTCAAATAATCCCATACTTTCTTATTTTTGGTATGAAATAGATGGGGCCCATATTTATGTACACGAACACCTTCTATTATTTCATCATATGCATTTCCAGCAAGATGACGTCTTTTCTCAATCACCTCTACGAGAAAACCAGCTTCTGCCAGCTCTCTTGCGATAACTGACCCCGTAAAACCAGCTCCTACTACGAGAATACGCTTCATAATACAGCACCCAGCTCTTTCTTTTGAACTTCCTTATCCAATGGGTGTGTTTCATAGAGTGCCTCCTTTTGCATTTTTGCGAAACTAATTCTTCCTTTTTCTGACATACCCTCTACAACTTCTGCAGTTACTTTCGCAATATTGCTGTCATTATAATAAACCTTCATTTCAGCAGGTTCGCCGATTAGGATTGAACCAGCATCAGCAACTTGAAATGGACGAGCTCTCCACCAACCAGAACCAGTTTGTGAAACATCACCATCTGTATGATAATAACCAGGCATAAGAATACTCCACTGGTTCATGAATTCTTCACACATATCACCTTCTTTAAGGCGCGGTGATTTATACTGACCACGCGCGGCACCATAACATTTAACTGGCCACGTTGTTTTTTGTTTCTTCAACCACTTGCGTGTTTTACCCTGAACTAGTGATGCAAAATTATGTTCTTCTCTTTTGCTATCAATTCCACCAAATTCACCCTCACGACCAAAGTTGTTTTCGGGTGTACGATTTAAGTGATAAGGATGTGGGTTATAAGTGAACATTTTATTTAATTGCCAATCCAAACCCAGACGAGATAAATCACCGCCCTGATAACCAGATATCAGAAGACGATTTTTTCCATCACCAATAGTATTGATAGCGGTCTTGTATTGTTCAATATATTTCATGATGGTTTCTTTGTCCTCAGCACCACCCCACATATTTAAGAGATAATCTCTGAATGCAGAATCATAATTCTTATCATCCAGAGTTTCGCCGTATTTAGCAATAGATTTTGTAATAGAGTCAACTTGCCAGTCATCGAATGCAATAATACAATCGTCTCGTTCATAGATAGCCCATAAACCAGACCATAGGAATTGACAAAAACCAGCGGGTGAGTGAATAAACACGATCACTTCATCATATTGATCTAGATTTTCACCTAAATAAACTGGTCGCTGGATAACCTCATGTCCCATATCTTCAAGACAGCGAGTTAAAGAATAATGAGATGGAACTACCTGCAACTGTTGGTTGAGATAATGATCTCGTTTAATTTGTAGTGTGTTAAAACCCGTAATAAGTATTTTCATTTTATAACCTTTACATCACTAAGATTTTCAGGCATGCCGCCAGGATGATTTTGCATTTCGTCATAATAATCAAAATCTGCTTCGTGTGTTTCATAACTTGTAACAATTTTATCTTTATGCCAATCCAAGATAAATTCGAATGTGATGCACCACCGCTCTAAATTTAAATCTAATTTACCATCAACATAAATGGCTACATAGTCATCCATATCAATTTCTGTAACTTTAACTCTTTTCATGTTTTATCCTTGCTGCGTCCATTGCATTTTTTTTCTTTGCTTTATCTCTATGGTATCGAGTAGCTCTATCCATAAACAATATACCATTCAAGTGATCAACTTCGTGTTGAATAATACGTGAAGTCATTCCCGTATATTTATCTGTCTTTGTTTCACCATTTGGTAAAGTGTATCTAACCCGAATATGTTCTGGTCTTTTAACTTTAACTATATATCCAGGGAATGATAAACAACCCTCTTCCATATAAACTTCTTTGCTAGAAGAGTCCACTATTTTAGGGTTGTACATCACTAGAACTGGATTTGATCTTATCACAATGCAGCGATAAAGTAAACCTAATTGATTAGCTGCGAGACCAACACCTGATGTATTCATTAAAGTTTCAGCCATGTCTTTAGCAAATAAAATTGTATCTATTTCTGGATTATTGAAATCAAAATTAGGAATTACACTTTTAAGCAAATGATTACTTAGATCAATTGGATATTTCATATGTCAAGTAAATCTCTCTTTTTATGTGTGAGTTCTTCTCTTTTTATATCAGTTGTTTTGCCAGAACGATCAGTATAACCGTAACACTCTTTATCCATATCCCAGCAAATTTGCTCACCCAGATTATGGACTGCAACTAGGAGATCTTCTCTTCTCCTAACCCAATCATGATATTCATCCTCTGCTTCAATCATTTCACGTAATAGATTTTTAATGTCTTCGTTCATTATACTTCCTCATATTCAGTGAAATTACCATTCAGTTTTGCAAGAATAGACCTATCAAATAGTGATCTATTCTTGATATCATCCGAATGCGAAATGATAATTGTATTGACACTATCCATTTCAGATAGAATTTGCTCTAGATTGTCTACATTATCAGCATCCAAACCATCCATTAATTCATCGATAATCAGTAGATTACAAGCAACTGAATTTTTCATTTTAGCAACATCTCTCATTGCAAGCAAAATGCTGAAATCAATACGCTTTTTCTGACCTTCTGAGAATGAATTATAAGTAAATTTATCACGAAAACGTGATTTGATTGTTTCATTAAATTGAGAATCAAGATCAAATGATACGAACATATCAAACTCCTCGAGATATCTATTGATAGATTGATTAAGAAGCGGAATATATTTTTCAATGATTACACTTTTAATTCCAGAGTCTTTGAGAATTTTTTGACAAACAATATAATCTTCAAGGACAGCACGAGCTGTATCATATTCACTACTCTTGCTTACAAGCATAGTTTGTAGTTCAGCCAATTTTTCTTTGGGAATATCTTCCTTAACTTTTTCTGTAAGTTCTTTGATATCACATTCTACATCTGCTAATCTGGCCTCCTGCGCACGCATTTGAGCTTTAGCTTTATAGGCCTCAGATTTTGCGTCTTTACCTCTTTGTATAATTTTCTTCAAGTTATCAAAAATCTCAGATGCTTTTGATAAATTATTTGTGATTTTATTAACCTTGGTAGTTAAATCACCTCGTTCATCATTATTACTCGCTGTGATAACCTTTTTATATGCGTCTGTAATATCCTGTTTACAGGTCGGACATATATCATTATTATCCAAGAAATCACATGTTTTATTTAACATAGCAATCTGTGTTTCAATTATTGCTTCTTTTTTATTAAGTACCTGTACTTTATGTTCTATATCAGCCATACTCGCAGGAAATTCTTTGAGCTGTAATTCAACCTCTGCTTCGATACCCATTTGAAATTCGTAGTTGAATTTATCCTTGTTTAATTCTTCAACAATTTCACTTCTTTTTACCTTAAGAGTTCGTATTTTCTTATCTGAATTGACTTGCTGATCTTCCAACATTTCAGTCATAGTTGATATTGAAGTTTTCAATTTTTGCACATCAACATTTATATCAGCAATGTTACTCTTATTTAGGTCCATTCTACCCTTTAGGAGTGTACTCATTTTTGAAAATACGTGCAGATCAAGCAAATCTTCAATTACTTCTCTTCGATGGGCTGCTGAAAGTTTCATAAATGGAGTGAATGCAGCAGAACCCAGAATAACAATTTGTGTAAAGGTTTTGAAGTTCATATTGATGACTTCTTTTTCCAGATACTTCTGATAGTCTCTCACATCGCCGGTCTGTTCCACGAGAACATCATCTTTATAGATATCAAAAATGTTAGGACCGATACCTCGAACAACCTTGAAATTGTTGAATTCAAATTCAACTACGAGATTTTTCTTATTAATTGAATTTACTAGTTGGGCTTTATTTAAATCTTTATAGGTTCTACCAAAGAGTGCAAACGTAATTGCATCAATCAATGTAGATTTACCAGCGCCAGATTTGCCCATTAATAGAAGATTTGAATCCCGTTGGAGATCAAATTCTTGAAACGCATTACCCACAGAGAATAGATTTTTAAATTTAATTCGTTTTGCTACAATCATAGAGTGCTTGCTTCCAAATAGAGTTCATTCATCGCTATGTAAACATTCTCATGTCGAATGTCTTCCATGGCAACTACATAATGTTTAATGATTTCACTTGTGTCCTCTACCTCGATATTATCAAGCTGGAGATCAGCAGTGCTAACCTTAGACTCATTAGCTTTTACATTATAACCTACTTCTTCAAGAATTGACATTGTCTTTTCATATTTTGTACGTGACTCAATATTCAAAGAGTGTATTTTTATGATTTTATCTTTACATTTATCAGTATCTATTTCCATACCTTCTTCGTAATAAATATTTTCATACATATTGTAGGGATTTTCAATAAATTCAAGTTCTAGAGTTTCAGTATCAAAGACATGAAAACCCTTCTTTTCATCAACATCAATCCAAGTATGTTGAGTTGGTGCTCCTAGATATGTAATATGACCCTGTGTTGAACGTGAGTGATAATGACCAGAAAAAACACGATCAAATTTATCAAATATTTTGCTCTTCATACCATGTTTAGCGACTTGATTTTTATTAAATTTAAAACCCTGAAGTTCCAAATGACCCATTACTACATTACATTTGGTTTTCTTAATAATATCAAGTGTTTCATCTATATTTTCTTTAGTGATCCAGGGGATATAGAGAATATTATCTCGCTCATTTGGATAAGCCCAAACATCTATGTGGTCGCCATATTCTTGGTCGAGTATCAAATCTGGAGTATTTACACGAGATGAATTTTTGTAATATATATCATGATTACCCAGGATAATGTCCATGTGATAATCATGATATAATTCATCAAAAAAGTAATTTTTTGCTCTCATTAAAGTTTGGGTATCAACTTTCTTGCGAGAATGAAACACATCACCTAAATGTACTATATTGTGACATTCAGGATGAGCCTTCAAATATGGAAAAAAGATGTTGTTATAAAACTTCTGCATGTTGTCATGGAATATTGGATTGTCATTCTGCAACCCAAAATGAGTATCAGTAATCAGGACTAGCTTCATATTAATTTCCTAGTATTTTATTGCAATAGTTAAGAGTTGCTTTTAATCTAGCTTCTAAATTAAGCTTCTCATTCCCTCTGGCTGTTTTTAATCTTTGAGCAATATCTTTGACCATAATTGGTACTAATTCTTCATTATTCATTACTATCTACCTCGAATTTATTTAGTTTTGCTTCATCTTGTTTTTGACGTTGTTTTTTCTTCTTTTCTCTACGTTTCTCTTCGTAATCATCTACATATGATAAATCCATATCAGACTCGGACACCGATTGCCCAATAATATCCAGATCGTGCTGATGATCTCGAAGAGATTTCATTTTATAATATTGTTGCTCTGCTTCTTTATTAAGAACATTGATGAATGCATTTGTAGCACACTGTGTGAAATAAGCAAAAGGATTGGGAGGTTTGCGGGTAATATCGTATTTTTTCTTCTTCAAAGCAACGACACAAACTACTGTCGCATCACCCTTCATTTCATCTAAATACGAATAACCTGAAAATCTACCTGCTGTTGCTAATCTGCTTATAATTTGGTTTATAGCAGTCCAGATTAATTCTGGTATTTCTTCTTCGCCTGAGGCATACCATTCAACTAGATTTTTATGGAGTGTAGGACCATTTACGTAGTCTCTTGATTGATCTCTATTTTTTACTCTTTCTCTTCTTTTATATATTACTGCCATTAACTCTTAACTCTTTTCTCATGAAATGATTTATAATCTTTTTGAAATTTTTCTGTGAATGTGAGAAGCGGATCTTTCAAAAATAAATAGCAAATTGCATATTCATCTATTCTTCTGACCTTACATTCTTCTATGTGACTCATTTCTACAATAATAAAATCAAACAATGTTGATAAAAAAATTGCTGCCCTCATCAAAGCCACGGCCATTAATATGATTACAACTAATAACATCCAAAATACAAATAAATATATTGTTGGTGGTAGTAAAAGCGCACATACGATGTTTGAAACTAATAGCCCAACTAGTATCCATGGTGACGTAATATGTTTGATGTGTTTCATTTCTTACCTTTATGTTTTCATTATGTATAATTTGTATGTGTACTTATATAATATTATGTGATATAAGTACACACTTAAATAGGTTTCTAAAGGCTTGCTAGGCCAAATTATGATAGCACTGTAGTATTGACTTTATACGTCATAAGATAAATGCAGATATTTCCTCGAAACGGGTCCTCTTAACAGCAGAGAAGAATGGGCAAAGTAGATAAAGCGCATTACAAATAAGAAAATCTTCAAGAGATGGAAATACTTAAACCATCAGAGACAGATAAATTAGTGACATTATAAACATTTATCATCGTTTCGCGTCTATAAGCATAGATAAAAGCTAACATGCAAGACCTAGCTTTCCAGTATATTGGTTCTATTATAATGTGGGTGTAAGGCTCTCCTGTAAGTCAAAACTGTCACTCCTCTTCGCCTCGCCAGGCAAGGGGTGTGGCTTCCTGAAGTCAATCTATCTTGGCTGTGGAAGCACTCTAGAATGTTGTATGGTTTACCATTCCATTATTCTATGTATAATCTATCATTTAAAGCATAAATGTAAAATCTATGACTATAAGTTATTGATATGTAAGTGTTATTTTACGTAAAATGTGTATGGTTTAGTGTATTATACGATTAGGATCTAACTCATAAGCTTTCAGATATGTATTATCAACAACATAATTATATCTATCATTTAATTCATCTTTAAATTTCAAATAACAATGTTGTATCTTAACGGATGGAACATATGATATAAGAACATGTGATATATCGATATCAATTGGTGTTTGAGCATCATTTAATTTAGTGTATTTATCAGCATACACATTGGCATTACCTTCATCATTAAAACTAAAATCCATTATAATCGGTTCAAGAATACTGATTGTAGGATATACTTCAGCGACTACATCGCCAACAATTGTAATATCATCATCTAATTTTAAAGCTTTGATCATAAATCTCTCTCTATTATTTCTAGACGGAATTTTTCTTGTTTATAACGTTTCAATCTACCCAGGAAATGTACCAATGAATAGTTGTTTCTTTTTCTATATCTAATATTATCAGCAACATCAATAAAGAGAACTTCTGTTTTTACATCAGACACTCTAAGTCCTCTACCAATTAGTTGTAGTAATTTAATTTTTGATTTTAATGGACATATGAGAATAACAGTATTTACATTTTTAATATTGATACCTTCAGCAAATGTGCCAATAGACACTACACCCTTCATATCAGTGGAGATATCCATTTTGTCTTGATATTCTTCTCTTTTGGGAATCGAAACTCCACCATCAATATAGAATTTATTTTCACAATCAAGCATGTCGTAGAACATCTTGCCATGCGCTACTTTTCGAAAAGCAATAAGTGTGTTTCCAGGAATTGATTCAACTAATCCTTTAAGGACTTTATGGCGACCTTTGTGTTCTTCAATAAATGAAGTCTCATCCTGGTAGGTGGCGCCACGTCTTGCGATTTTGTTTTCATAATCGTAGTATTTTTTAGTGCCAATATATTTACAGGTGTCTTCATTGTAATTTAACAATAGAGCTTTAATTGAAAGATTGGCAACATCACCAGATTCAATGAGCTCATGTGTTTCTTTAACTCTATGGGGAGGTCCGAATAGTCCGCAGAGAGTCATGTAATTTTCTTTAATATCATCCATTGTACCAGTGGTGCCGTGTCTATAAACAATATGGCTACATTTTTCCATGATTTTGATAGTAGACATAGCTTTCCAAGCATGAACCTCATCACAAATTACTACGTCAAACTGTTCAAACCATGTTCTATCCAGATTAACAACTGATTGCCAAGTAGATGATACAATTTCAGCATCAGTATCCTTATCCTTACCTGAATAAATACTATGAGCTGAAAATGAACCGCGGCCTTTATCATATTCTTCCAGAAAGTTTTTATCAATTAGTTGACGTGCGAGCCCAGCTCTATGAACAAGATTAAGTACACGCAAGCCTTTGCTCAAATAGAACATATTTAACCCATAAATGAAATATGATTTACCAGACGCAGTGGGTGATAAAATAATACCTCGATTTGAATTGATAGATTTCTTACAAGCTTCAATTTGGTAATCTTTAGGAACATAGGGAGCACCAATTTTAGTATAGAAATTCACTATATTATCATCTGAAAAATCATAATTCACGGCGGGGAATAGCTTTTCATGCAATTCATATTCTATTTTACTCTTTTCACAGAGTTCAAGGATTTCTGGGATCAGCCCTTTGTAAATGAGACCAGTTGAAATATTCAAACAACGAATTTTACCATCCCAATATCCAGATCTGAATTTAGGATTAAACTTATATCCGTCTGCAAAAAATGTAAAGTGATCCTGGATGTCTTTCAAATCACTGAAGTCATCGCTTGTTAATTTACAGTGTGTCTCATTTATTTGTTCAATATATATCATTACGCACCTGACTGAAACTTTTTCCAATTTAGAATATTACCAAGAGTGAATGACATATTGGTAATCACTTTTATAATATCTTTTAACGTTGTTACTTTTTCCTTCTGTAGGACCATTCTCAAATTCATAGCAATAATTTCATCATCTGCTTTTATATGTCTATCCAAATCACTCTTTAGGATTTTCTTTTGAAATTGTTTCCAATTATGCTTCTTTAATGTTTCAAGATCCAGATCACCCATATAATATTCATGCTTTAGAAATTGGAGTGTGTTATATTCTTCCATCATCTTAGCAAGTCTAAGATTTTCTTTAACGTAAATATTGTAATATTTTGAGTGAAGTTTAATCGATCTAACTGATTCTTCGGATATATCGTTTTTATCTATTTGAGAGTCTTCGGTCCATAAATCTAGTATGTCATCTAATTTCATATTTACTCCATATTATAGTTTATATATTATTTATGGTGTCTCTATGGAAAAACTGTCATAATCAAAAGTGACAGTACATTCTAAATAAACAGTATTTTCTTCCTGAATGCCAACCTGAACACCCGATAAATCAGTGGGCCAAGCTTCTACAAATGAGAATTTCTTAATAGGGTTATTCTTGGTTGAAAACACCATTACATCAATGTCAGATGTTAGAACATTCTTTTCAGTACCAAATGGCCGCGGATTACCGTATTCAGTGTAATCTGTGGGAAAACCAATCTCCATCATCCAGTTAAAAATTTCTTCATAATTGCTCATATTTTCATCTATTTTAAATGTAATATCAAATGGAGCAAATACAACGTGGTCGCCCTGCTCTTTAAGATTTGAAAATGGAGTGGGTCGTAATATAGTTGGGATGCTAATTGAAGGTAGACTACAATTTGTACCAAAAAACTCTACATATGGTGTTTTCTTAAGCACCATCTTGTAGGAGATACCTTCTAAAGCATTGATGTTCTGAATATTCATGTTTACTTGTCCTGTTGTGTTGTATATAATACTATTTATTGAATTACATAGAAGGAAATATGAACAAAAAATTTGAAGAAGCGATTTTAGTTTTACGAGAAGAGAAGAAATTATCTCTGTTTGACGCAATAATTTATTATTGCGAAATAAATAAACTCGAACCAGAGACCGCTGCCTCAGCAATAAAATCAAATAAAAGACTTAAAGAAGAGCTTTATATGGAAGCTGCTGGCCGCAAGATGGTGAAACCACCAAAAATACTTCCTGAATTTAAATGAAAATCACACCATTTAAGGTGTATAAAGCTTATATTTCATTGAAAGCACATTTCAATGGGAAGTATGATTTTTTCAAATATAATGGAAGAATGAAGGTTAAGCCGGCTTCTTTTGAAAATCGCAAAGATAAAGAAGTCTTTACACAACTCGCAAAATATAAAGATCCGTACAATTATATATTGGCTAATCTTGTAGAAGATTTACATGTTAGCACATGGGGATTTCTAGATGCACCTTATACGAGGATGACTCGCATAAGAGGAGCAATCCATTACAATTTTGAAAGTGATATTAAAAAAATACCAAATCTTTTGAAATCAATGTCCATCAACAATAAAACATCCGAGATAGTTGTGATGTATATGTCAGGTAAAATTGATATTGAAACTGTCTGTATATTAAATCGAATTTTTGATCTGGTACCCTACTGGAGAAAAAGCATGTCATCAGTTATTTACGATGATATTTTTACCACTATAGAAAAATATGAACCTTTTTTAGATTATGATCTAAAAAAATGTAAAAAGTTTGTATTAGAGAGGTATAAAAACTATAAATAATAATGATCCATAGAGATTGTATTTTAAGGTAATTTAAGGAAAAAGGAATAACAACATGGCAAAATCATTTGCAGAACTTTTAAAAAATCGTAATAAATCAACAGAATCCCTCACCAAAAAAATTGAATCACTAAAATCAGGCAATAACAATGAGCCCGATGAACGCTTTTGGGATATGAAACATCTCAAAAATGATGATGGTGTTGGCCGCGCAACGTTTCGCTTCTTACCAGGTCCTGACGACGATGACTCAATCGAGCAGTTTGCTCTATATTATGGTTATTTTGAGCAGAATGCTGAAACAGGTAAGTGGTATGTACATAATTCTCATAAGACCTTTGATGATGATGCTGAAGATTTAGCATATGAATACAATGGTAAAATTTATAGCAACAACACTCTTACAGACGATGAGAAGAAAAAACTAGCATTACGTAGACAGAAGCATTATATCTCTAATATCTTAGTGATTGATGATCCAATGCGTCCTGAGAACAATGGTAAAGTCTTCTTGTTTGATTATGGTCCAATGATTTATAATTTCATTCAAGAGCGCCTGCGTCCTGATCCAACAGTAAGCGAATATGAAGGCAACGTCAATATCTTTGATGTTATCGAGGGTTGTAACTTCAAACTGAAAATCACACAGAAGAAAATCCCCGGTCAATCGAAGCCAATTCCAACATACGAAAAATCGCTTTGGGCTGATCCTTCACCTATCTCTGAAGACGAAAAAGAAATTGGTGAAATTTGGGCTAAGACATATTCAGTCGCTGAATTTGTTGATCCTAAGAATACAAAGCTTTTCAAATCTTTGGAAATGCAGCGTAAGAATTTCAAGGATTGGTTAGGTGAAGAAGCTTTTGCTGATCTTATGGAAAGTGCTGGTAAGGTTGCGACACCAGTGAAGACTAAAGAAGAAAAAGCGCCTAAGGTAAAAGAGGAAGCTCCTGAACCAGAGGAAATTGATGATGTACTTCCAGATGACGATGATTCCGGTATTATGGACGACGATGACGATGATGACGATTTCTTTAATAAATTCAAGTAATTAAATAATCGGATAATCTAATAGAAATGGGCAATAAGAAATTATTGCCCATTTTTT